GATGCTGGCGTCTGGGACGATCCTACCGCAAGGCAACGCTACCTCAAGCAGTATGCCAAGTGGGATAAAGAAAATTCAACTCGCTGAAACTAAGGAGTGAGCACCATGACCGATGAACGACTGAAAAAAACTTCTGACCCCGCACGTGAATCTAGGGCAGCACTTGATCGTGCCGCCAAAGAGGCGAGGGAATTGTCGGACGACGATAGAGTCGAAATGTTTAGGCAGCAGTTCTTCCAGAGCGCATTGCCTGATTTACCAAAGATCCCCGGTTACCACAGTTGCTGGTTGACCACCACAAACCCACGTGATTCCATTCAAGGTCGTATGCGTCTCGGCTACGAACCAATCAAGCCTGAAGATGTTCCGGGCTGGGAATACGCCACGATCAAGACTGGCGAATACGTAGGCATGGTTGGAGTCAACGAAATGCTAGCCTTTAAACTTCCTATGCGTCTCTATGAGACCTACATGACTGAAGCACATTACAGCGCACCCCTGCGCGAAGATGAGAAACTTCAAGCCATGGTGGACCAGATGAAGGATGGCATTATGGCTGCTGGTGGAAGTATTATCGAGGGTGATGGTATGCAGGACTTGCGTAAAGCACCGGGTAAAGCAGTTTTTACTGACTAACTCTAAACTTCGAACGACATTCTCTTAAAGGAAACAAACATGTCGAATACTGTAAATGCACCCTTCGGGCTTCGTCCCGCTTACCACCCCAGTGGTTCTGTGCGCCCGCAGGCATTCACCTTGGCTGATAACTATAGCTCCACATTGCTACAGAATCAGCCAGTGAAACTTGCGGCAGACGGAACACTGGCACCTGCAGCAATTGGTGACGCCTTCATTGGTACTTTCCAAGGTATTGAGTTCACTGACTCTGACGGTCGTCGTCGCGTATCCAACAAATTCATTGCCAGCACAACTGCCACGCAAATTGTTGCTTATGCAACTACTGACCCAATGATTGTTTATGAAATTCAATCAAACGCTGCTATCAACGTAACCAACATTAGCAACCAATTTGACACAGGCACAATTACCGCTGGTTCACAAACCACGGGTTTAAGTGCTGTTGTTTTGGATGTTAGCACTGTTACTACATCAGCTAGCGCGCAATTGCGTCTGATCGGCATTACACCCGGCGCAGATAACGCATTCGGTGATACTTATGTGATCTGTCAAGTCGAGATCTCCGAGCATCAATATGTTGCTGATAAAGTTGCATTCTAAGGAGTAACAGACATGAAACAAAAACTTTTGTCCGTGTTTAACGCGGTTAGTACTAGCACCAAAAACTTCTTCTGGAGTTTAGGCGAAAAACTGAGCGACATGCTCTTTGGATATATGGTCCGAAGTGGTATGATCATGTGCGCTGTTCCTATGCGTTCTACTGACTTTCGCTCAATTGTTGAACCTATTCTGAATGAGGAGTTCGATGGCATTTATGACCAACGTGCCGATGAGTGGAAGCAAGTCTTCTCAGAACGTCGAGGCATTCCACGTAACTATCACGAAGAGCCTGTCCTGTACGGATTTGGTGCAGCTCCTGAGCTGCCCGATGGCATGCCCGTCACCTATCAAGCAGGTGGTGTGCTGTTCAATGCTCGTTATGTCTACAAAGTCTTCGGCTTGGCTTTTGCCTTGACCAAAGTCTTGGTTGAAGATGGCGATCACATTTCCATTGGTCAAACCTACGCCAAACACTTGGCACAATCGTTGATTGAAACCAAAGAAACTCTGTGCGCTAACATTCTGAACCGTTCCTTCACCGGCGGTGCTTATGTTGGTGGTGATGGTGTTTCATTGGTTAATGCATCGCACCCCATCGCTGCCGGCACCTTCAGCAATGTGCTGTCAAGTGCTGCTAACTTATCACAAACCTCACTTGAGCAGATGCTCATTCAAATCCGCAATGCCATTGACAACAACGGCAAGCGTATTCGTTTGAATCCTGAAAAGTTGGTTGTGAGCCCCTCCAATGTCTTCCAAGCTGAAGTGTTGTTGAAATCGGTGTTGCGTGCAGGTAGTGCAAACAACGACATCAACCCCATCAAGTCAATGGGCATGTTAGGTGGCGGTCAAGCAAACTTGTCTCGTTTGACTTCAACCACCGCATGGTGGGTGCAGACAGACGCCAAGGTTGGCCTGCAATTGATGATGCGCCGTGCTTTGGAAAAATCCATGGAAGGCGATTTCGAAACCGACTCCATGCGTTACAAAGCGACGGAGCGTTACATTCCAGGTTGGACAGATCCTCGTACCATTTACGGTACCGCTGGTCTGTAAAAGTGAAGGGGGTGTGAAAGCCCCCTTCTTTTATTTTTAATTTGTCAAGCTTTTCAAGGAGAAGACAACATGCCTCAATTTTCAGATGACCTATTTCTAGGTTCCGCTATTACCATTCAGGGTTCAGACCAATACCCTGCTGTTTCAACTTTTACTGGTTCAATTGCTACCACTACATTGACCGTCACCGAAATGCTTTCTGGCGACCCAATTATTGTGGGTATGTTCATTGACAGTTCAACCTCACTCACCAATGGAACCTACATCACCGCTTTTGGCACAGGTTCTGGAGGTATAGGCACTTACACCGTAAGCGCCTCACAAACTGTAGCAAGCGCTACCATCATTGGTTCTGGTAATGCTTTGTTGCAAAACCCATCCCCAATGAGCGTAGGTGTTGGCCCACTGGGTCGCATCTATGTTTGGGACGCTGTACCACAGGCAAAGCTGACAACCAACATTGTTGCCGCTGTCATCACAACTGCTACCACGCTCACGCTTGCCGCAGGTGCTGGTGTTACATCCGCTACGATTACAGGCGGTGCAACAGGATTGCAACTTGACTGCCCTCGTGCGGTTTCCACAACCACAGGCGCTGGCTCCCCAACTACTGTCAACATCACCGTCTCTGGCTACGACTACTACGGTCAGGCCATGAGCGAGGTGATTGCAACAGGAACAGTGGCATCAACGACTGTCAGTGGCAAAAAAGCCTTCTACCAAATTGCCAGTGTTGCTGCTTCAGGCGGTAGCGTGGTAACCGTTGCGGTAGGTACAACAGACATCTTAGGTTCTCCATTGCGCATCACTGACAGGGGTTACGTTGCCCGCGTTGGTTGGGACAATACCTTGGCTCAAGATGCTGGAACTATGACTCCTGCCGCTACGTTGACAGCTACCACAACCACGGGCGACATAAGGGGTACTTATTTACCCTCGTCTGCTTGTGACGGTATCAAACGTCTTGTAATGGGAATAGCCCTGCCAGCAATTGCGGCAGGCCCGAATGCAACACGTATTGGTGCTCTCGGCGTTACACAGGCTTAATCAATTGACGGGGGCTTAGTCCCCTGTCTTATTTAGGAGCAATAGATGGCAAACGTACTGACGAGTCAGACAATCCTTGATGGCGAGCGTCTTGCCATTATCAAGGTCACAGGTTTTGTTGATACAACAGAAACAGCTGTAGTCAAAATTGACGTGTCTACGCTAAATCCGCAAGGTGCGCTCGCTTGCACTGGCTGTATTTTGAATAGAGTTTGGTCACAAACTCACGGTTGTGAAATACAAATGCTTTGGGCAGCTACCACGCCTTTGATGATTATTACTTTGCCGCAAAATAATAATTATTTTATGGATTACAGCATGTTTGGTGGCATACCAAACAATTCGGGCGCAGGCAAAACAGGCGACATTTCGTTTACAACAATGGATGTTGGTGCTGGTGATGCATACTCCGTAGTTATAGAAGTCATTAAGACTTACGGCTAAGAATGTCATACGTAACCATTCCCGATCTAACCGCTGGCAGTGCCTTAAGTGGCACAGAACAGTTTGAGGCAGTGCAGTCAGCAGCATCTGTGCGTTTGACAGCACAGCAACTCAAGACTTACACCAACGCCACATACTACGCTGCTTACTATGACCAAACGGATCAGACAGCAGTCGCCAACACACCTACCGCTATTAAATTCAATACGCAGTATGTTAGTTCAGGCATTGTTGTTGTCAATGACGCAAGTAGCAATCCAACTAAGCTTACATTTACCAACGCTGCACTCTACAATCTCAATGTGAATGTGCAACTTGCCAATTCTGCAGCAACTGATTGCGTGGTTCGGTTTTGGCAAGCATTGGATGGTGTTAACGCCCCTGGTACTACTAGCACAATAGTTGTGCCAAAAGTAGGCGACGGTGGCGCAGCAACTTTCAATTTGTCATTGCTTGGCAACTTCACTGCTCTTCAATACGTGCAGTTTTATTGGGCAACTGCTGCTGCCACAACCACTCTTGATTTCTCAGCTGCCATCACTGTACCGTACGCGGCGCCAATTCAACCGTCAGCCATCGTAACTGCATTCTCAATCATCTACTAAAGGTAACATCATGGGAAAAACATCATACGGCGAGTTTACTTTTAACAAACCAACAGAACGTGCAAGCATGCCCGGTTACGCGCATGGCGGCAAAGTTGATGCGCCTACACCAATGAAAAAAGGTGGTAAGACAAAAGCCAAGTCAGCGCCTAAAAGAGTGATGAAGAAAGAAGTTGCAATGCTTCGAAAAGTTGAAATGCCTGAAAACATGGCAGCGCCTATGGCAGCTCCTATATCGCCTCTTGCCGCAGCAGCACGCCCATCTATGGCGCCTACAGGCATGATGAAAAAAGGTGGCAAGGTGCATGAAGATGTAAAAATGGACAAAGCAACAGTGAAGAAAGCAGTGCATAAGCACGAATCACACATGCACCCGGGCAAAGCGCCTACAAAATTGAAAAAAGGTGGCGTGCCTGCATTTAATCGCTCACCAAAAGTTTGCTGAAAGGCAAATTGTCCATATAATTGGTCATTGAGGTCGCTGGGTTCAGCGAACTGCGACTTAACGGAGAAAACACGTGGCAGTTTCTGGAACAGTTTCTCAGACGGTATTTAATACACGAAAGGTGGTTGACCACGCTTTTCGCCGTTGCCGCATGCCTCCGCAAGGCGTTAGTGCTGAGCAATTGCAAGTTGCGCAGGAAAACCTTTACCTCATCCTGTCTGACCTTGCCAATCGTGGGTTGCAACTGTGGTGCATTGAGAAACTTATACTTCCGATGTATGAGAACATGGCTCAAGTCCCTGTGCCTGTAGGTACGGTGGATATATTGAACACCAATCTTCGCACCATCCAGTACCTCTCTGGTACCGCAACAACAACCTCTACAACCTCAGTTATACTGTTTTCTACTGCAAGTACAGTGACAACGGTTGGAATTTTGTGGTCTGCCGCCTCACAACCCTTTGTCATTGAGTATTCTGCCAATGGCTCCTCATGGACAACCATAGAAACAGTAGCAAACCCAAGTTTAGTGGCAGGGGAATGGGTGTGGACAGACATTGACGGGTCAGTAACGGCATTTTATTGGCGTGTTCGAGTGACAACAGGCACATTGAGTGCAACAAGTGTGGTTTTTGGCAACACGCCTAATGAAATTGTGATGGCACGCCTCAATCGAGACAGCTACAACAACTTGCCCAACAAGACTTTTCAAGGTAGACCCCTTCAGTTTTGGCTGGACCGTCAACTCAATCAACCGTTTATGTATGTTTGGCCTGTTCCAAATGCGGCTTTTACCCTTTCGCAAATCACAACCTACACCAAGCGATACATTATGGACGTAGGAAGCCTTACACAAGAGATAGAAGTGCCGCAAAGGTGGTTCAACGCCATTGTGTATCTTCTTTCAGCTGCCTTGGCGGAGGAGTTGCCTACTGTGGATCCCACCCTCATTCAAATCCTCGATCAAAAGGCGATGCGTGCTTTGAATCAGGCAGAGATGGAGGAGAGGGACAATTCTCCAATTTACTTTACACCTAACATTGGGGTTTACACAAGATGAGCATTTTTCTTGACCCCACAGGACGCACCACATACGGCATTGGGCTTTGCGGCAGATGTAGTATTAAGATGTCGTTGGAGGAGTTGTATCCAGATCCTAATAGCCCAGGGCTAATGGTGTGCAAATACGACCTTGATGACTTAGACCCATACCGCTTGCCTGCAAGGCAGACGGAGAATATCACTTTGCGCTTTACGCGCCCAGACGTACCCTTGGAGGCGTAGATGGCAGTAGTTATCATTACCAAAAACTCGGCTGTAGCTGCTACTGTCCCTGTCCCTGGACAATTGGTGCAAGGTGAGTTGGGGGTCAATGTCACAGACAAAAAGCTGTATACCGCTGACTCAACAG